CGTAAGCGCCAGTACTATGGACAAGTGGCTCGACGGTAAAGTTCGCCGCCCCCAAAACTACACACTCGGCTGGGTCGCCTTTGCGCTCGGCTATCAGCGTCGGTGGACCAAGCTATGACCGAACCCCGGCACAACGAACCCAATCTCCGTCCCGAGCGCTGGACCACAACCGAGCTAGTCCTCCTACAGGCGGAACTCATGAGTCGGCATCTACTCGACCCAATCTATAAGCAATGTTCCGACGCAATCGGCTCGCTGATGATGGACAAAGTCGACCTATTCAGCCAACTTCACGGAGGAGACTCCCCATGCTAAAACTCGGCGGTCGCGGAATGCGAGGCGACAAGACTCCCGTCAGACTCATGGTCATCGGCCTGAGTCACGAAAACTTGCGCCGTCTCAAGGACAAAAAGCCCATCACGTTCAAAGGCGAAGAAGTCGACATTCCAAACGTGGAAGTCATAATCTTCTCCGGGGAGACCGAACAGTCGATGACCCGCGACCTCCAGGAACTCATAACCCCAGAGACGATCACGAACTTCTCGCCAAGGGTAACCGACGCCTAATCAAACCGAAAGGCGATGTGCCAAGGCCTCGACAGGAAGGTGTGGAGTTATGAGCAATCCATCTTCTGTAGTCGGAATTTTGGAACCCAACTTACGCGTTCCATGGCAATCAGTCAATAAGCCGTTCAACATCGTTTAGCATGTGACACCGGCTTATGAATTACGGCTGGTTGGACGCATAGCTGCTGCTACAGCATCGCAGTTTGCATGCACCACACTGGGGGACCGGACATATGGATCAAGAGTCTCGGACTCAATTATCCGTTCGGTCCCCAACATGGGCTAAGTATGACTCGCCCGATTAATATTAATCCAGACATATGCATTGCGGTGCTTCGTCGGTGGCAGTGGCGGTGGCTGTGCTAACAACGTTTCTCTCGCTGCACCCGTCCAAACTGCGATTGTTCGTCCATCACGGAGTTTCTCGAACGCAAGACTAGCAACCATCAACATAGTTGGTGGCAATAGAACTTCCATCGCTAGATTAGCAGTCGACATCTGGTTCGTATCTGGAGGCGGCAGGATTAGCGACTCACGAGCCGCCCCTATCTCGATCATATGCGGGATCGAATATAGAAGCGACTCTCGAACGACCGCACTGAACCATTCGACTGTAGATGGGACTATCAGGGCCTCTCTCGCGAGGTCGTCGAACCATCCCTGAGTCGGAGCCGGCGTCGCTGGATTAATCAAGGCTTCGCGGATACTTGCTGACATATAACTCGTCGTTGGCTGAACCAATGCTTCGCGGGCGATCCCAAGCTCCAACAACAATGTTATGAACGTCGAACTGACGAGTGCCTCTCTCGACAGCAGATCGAAATAACTTATCCTGTATCCGGTTGACGGAATTAACAATGCCTCGCGAGCTGACGCGTCGGAATACATTCTTCCGAAATCTGGCGGCAGATACAATGTCTCGCGGGCTAGTCCGCTTTCCCACATAGACGTGGCGGCAGTCAACGACGATCGCAAGACTTCTGCCGCTAGTTGTATAACCCCGAGGGGCGGATTACTTCTAGACCGTATAACCTCAGCAGCCAACTGAGTCACATTCATCGGCGGGTTCATTGTGGATCGTATAATTTCCGCGGCTGTCTGTGTGACTTGAACTAGGGTCGTTGCCGACGGTAAGTTGACCCAAATCGTTGGAACATTTGTATTAGTCGATCCGGTTCCAAACGAACTCGGTGGACCGGACCCATATGTTTGGCTAATCGAATAACTGGTCGACCCGGTTGCAAACGGAACAGTTACCGTGGTGTCGGTTATTATTCCAATATAGAAATTTGTACTGATCGTCGGTGTTGTTGGAAACACGAACTGGTTTGCGTTAACAACCGGACCGACTATCTCATTGCTAGTTGCAATCAGACTCCCCGGTGCGCCTGCGGTGCCGGTGTTGTCGTATAAAACCGCCCGTATATGCGCCCCAGCATAGTTATTATTCAAGAATAATGTTAGCGTTAGTATCTTCGACGCCGACGAGTTCGTTATCGGATAAACGGCAACCGTATTGGCGGCGATTGTTGTAGTCGATAGCGCATCGCCATTAGCGGTATAGCCAAGAAACGACGGTGCCGGAAGAGTCGGAGTATAAACGGCCTGAATTGGATACTGAATAGTATTAGTCGATGTCCCTCCAAATGGGTTGGCCGGATTTCCAGTCGACGCATACGTATTTGAATTGAACCAGACGCTAACGGTTGGCGAGGTCTGTAGACCGTTCGTAACGCCTTGTACTCCAGCCCACAGACCAATATAATATAACCCAGCGTAGGATATGGTTACCGATGGCGAGAATGTATACCTAAAAAGTCCCGTTGTTGTGCCGGTGACTTCGCTCGAAACACCGAGAAATGTTCCCGGTGACCCGCCGGCTCCATCCGACGCATATATAACTGCTCTAGCCGCGACTCTAGTCGTCGTAAAATTCAATATGATCGAGCTTAGAGTTCCGGGATAATCGATCCTAAACGGGCTGACGGCCTTATTGTTTGCTGGCGGATACTGGACCGACGTAGCGCCGGCAGTTATATTACCAAAGGTTGCCATCAGACGTTACGTGTCAATAATCACGCCGCAGAGCATCGCGTTCAGTGCAGTTCCAGTCCACGCCGCTGAGGTATTCGGGTCAACGTCGAAATAGCTCGTAATATACCCAGGCGACGACGGCGGATTTATACCTGGATTGCTGCCACCGCTTTGTGTTCCACCAGAACTAATTCGAAGATCGATGGTCCTCAGACCCGCATCCGCTTTCATAGCAATAGCTGAGAGCTTAACCGTGCCAACGGCTAGTGGTGTCGACGGCATATCAGCCATGTTATACAGATCTTCGTGGCCAACAGTTGAGTCCGCTACATAACCTCTCGAATTAGTTGGAGTTGCCGGACCAAGAAGCGGCGGCAATGTCGCGACCGCGAGTGCATTGCTACTAAACGTCGAACAATTTCCCCATACGACTCTAGTCGTAACACTTCCAGTCATCGTCGGTGCCGTGCCGGGCGCACCTGACGCAAAAGTCGACGTAGCAGTCCAACCATTGCTATTGCCGTTAGCTCCAGTCCAGTTGCTACCAACGACATCATTCATAAATCCAATCCAATACTGCGTTCCAGCAGTAAGGGCTTGCGGTGTGGTTAACGGCATAGTTGTAGTCTGACTAGCCGCAGGCCCGGTAAGTGTTCCACCAGTCGACAACAATGTGCCAGCATGACCAGCAGTGTCGCCATATATAACCGGCCGCATCTGCATAGCAACTTGAGTATTAGGATTGAATACGGATATGCTATTTATTGTCATATTCTGATTTGGAGTTACAGGATGCAGATACAACTGGTTAGCTGTCGATGTAGAACCCCCGCCCGTACTCGCCAATTGCCAATATCCTAAAGCGACTGCACTAGGTGTAAATTGGACTGTGTTGTTACTCGTCGGCAATAACAAGTCTATCCGACTATCACCACGCATAGCGTTATTAATGGTTCCCGTGGTGTCGAATACATATAAATCGTCCCAAGTTACACCAGTTCCGCCATCCGACGTGGAATTGTAATTCAACGCAACTTGATTAGCATAGTTATTCGCCGACGATCGAGTGTTCTGGGCAGTGGCCGACATTATAGGAGTTCCATCTAGATTAATATTCCACGCCCCGGCGGTGTTATGAATAGTCACTTGACCTTCGAGGTAGTGCCAGGTATTAGCAGCAACGGCTACCGTTGAAGTTGCCAAAACCGTCCCAGCAACACCTCCACGGCGGACTTCGACAAATCCATTAAGATTTATATCAACGGTCAATTGGTCCGTTCCAATGTCAGCAAACACAATGCCTGCTGCCGTTATAGCGGTACCAACCAAGCCGACTCTAAACGCGACTCCAAATACAAGTGTTGATATATTTCCCGAGAGATTTCGCCCACACCTCGGACTGCCACTATTTGTCGATGCTGTGTTGACCATATTGAGTCCGAGGCCACCAAACCGGCCCGCGATGAATGTCACAAGATAGCCAGCAACATTTGGGACTTGGTTCCATTCAAGGTTCATCGCCAGATTACCGTCGATTGACCCATTCAAACTGCTGCACAGATACTGACCGACAACTCCGTATCTATCGAATCCGTCGATGAATTGCACAGCCATCGTTGTGACTCCCTATGAGTCGATCCGGAACCCAGACTGGGCAGCATTCAGACCAACTCCAGTCCACGCGGCACTGGTCCCAGGGTCAGTGTCAAAATTCGTCCCGTACCATTGGAAGGACTGACTCAGTGTTTGACCAGTCAACGATCCACCGGAGTCAACCCCGCCAGACAACAGTCGATTACTCATCGTTCTTACCCCGGTGTCGGATTTCGCCGCGAAACTTTTCACCGAGACAGCATATACCGCGGTTGGAATAACCGACAGCGCCCCGAAATTATACAGATCCTCGTGACCAACAACCGAGTCATAGACATAACTATATTGGCTTGCTGGTGGCTGTTGATTGACTTCATAGAAATTCACCGGTGCAGTCAGTGTCACTGCGCCCCAGACCGTAGCTGTGGAATTAGCAGCCATAGCTGGCGCACTCGACGGCGCTCCCACCGTAAACGTAGCAGTTGCGCTCCGTCCTTGATTAAGAGTGTCTTGCATAAGGAAGTTTATGCTCGCTGTATCGCACATAAACCCGAGCCAATACTGAACTCCGGACGTCAAGCTAACTGGAGTAATCAGGTTCCCAACCATAACCGTGCCGCTAGTTATACCGACTGCAGCATTCGATTGCCCTAACAACGCCCCCGGCAGACCCGAATTATCAGCATATACGACCATACGCCAATTAGCGCTGGGGCTAGTACCCGACGGCATCACATAAATCGTATTCAGCGTCATCGCACGTGCAGCAGTCAATGGTCGCAGATACAAGACATTCGCGACAAACGTTATATTGGTAGATGTTCTAGCAATCGGACTTCCAATAACCGACGCCCCAATTGCAAACTGAACTGAAGAGTCGCTCACTGGAAACGTTGTTTCAACACGGGGACTGGTCAATAGAACCGCGTTGTTAACGCTTCCAGTATTATCGAACAAATACAAATCATCATACACACTGGCTCCCGAGACGCCGACGGGTGTAAAAAGGAAATTTATATTGTTGACATAATTGTTCGCCGTGGCACGAGTATTTCCAGTTCCCGAGAAAATACTAGTCCCATCTACCCAGACTTGATAATTCGCCGACGCACCGATGGTAATATCCCACTCGATGAAATGTATCACACCGTTCGGAAAACTCGAAGCCGACGACGCCAATATGGTCCCATTAGTGGTTCCATTCCTAAGAGATATCAGACCACCTGCTGCACAAATGGTGCATTGCATTGAACCAAGGTCACCAAATGATATAGCGAAACCTGAAGACGGATTAATTCGAACCCCACCGATTATGCGACCAGTATTTGCAAATGATCTACTCATCGAGGCGCCGCTCGAAGATAAATTGACAGCATTCCCCACAGAACTCAAGCCGGCTGCGATAAAGACTTGACTGCCGACGTTCCACTCACCAAGCATCAAATTAACGACGTTGGCATTATTAGTATTCGGAGCCCCGTATTTGTCGAAGCCATCGATCAAGATCATCGCCATAACCGGACTCCCCTAACTTGTCTGTGATCCTACTATCGTTCCATAACAACCCGCGATAACGCTGTCGACTGATGCCGACACATACGCTCGCATGTGATCCCCGATCGCCATCGAGAATGTCGACGGAATATTGTACGCTCCAGTAGTAGACCCAGGAGTGTAGTCAATTGAGCCAACGACCGACGGAGTGCCGGAGCGAATGACTTGGATATAGATATGGACCGCTACTGCTGGTGGAACTTCACACCCAGGTGCCGGACTCCCAGCGAAGTTTGGTGCGAAAGTCAACGGACTCGGCGCCTGAACATCGAAAATCTCATAATTGCCATCATAAGTGTCGATCACAAAGTCAGAGAAGATCCCGCCAACGGACCACGACTGATACCAGGCGTTCGGAACCAGACCGCGGCCTTGGAGCGTATATGCGTACCACGGCACATCGGCAAGGTTTTGAAGCTGAAGTCCGAGCAAATTAAACGCAGGGAATTTGAAATACAACGTCGTTCCAACTAGATTGTACGCGAACCGTTGCCGAAACGTCTGGGCAGATATAATCCCAAAGCTCGACCCGGAGACATGACTTCCGATCGGAGTTCCGTAGACTCCGCGTCGAATATACGTGTCAAGCGTGTAATTAAAGTCACTCGTTAACGTCACGTTCGTATAACTAATTAATTCGCCGTCGACAAACGCGATGCTCAAAAACTTGTCGGCATATAAATTCGTCGTGGGATTGATTTGTCCGTTCGACATGCCGACATCGACAGTCAACGCGTTAGTCGTATCCGGGTCCGATCCCGACGGAAATGACGACGTCAATAGGCCCTGGACGTCCGACATGAAGATCGTCCCGATCATCCCATAGGACGTATTATCGATACTAACGTGAACTTCGCATCCGCCCCAATTGTCGCTCCCGGTGGCGATAATCTCGATGTTGAGTTCGTCACCTGACAACGCTGGCGGTGGTTCAAAAATAATCGGCGGATTAGTATCTCCCGGTGCCTGACTCAGCGTAGCATCGACTCCGGTTCCTTGACCAACTTGAGTCGGATATTGAAATGCCGTGCTTACGCCCGATGGGCTGATTGTGACTGCCATTACAAGAACAGGCCCCCTCTTTGCCAAGGATTATCGAACGAACCGCTGATCGGCCCGGTTCCACCAGCTAGACCGCTCCCCGCCGGCCAGTACGGATAAATTGGTGGCGACGTCGCCGGAAAACCTACGACCCCATGTGGCCGTATCCAGTCCTTACGAGCCTGATTAATATTTGCTCCGCCGATGACTTTTGTATCAATACAATACAAGCCTTCGGGCGGATAATATCTGTACGGATGCGTGTCACCAGGCTGAACGCCAGTCGTACCGTTGTAATTCCGCAAGAATATATCTGGTCGACTGCCGGTTGGTTTCTCACCGAACTCGCCGAGGTCGAACGTCGCTCGCCGAGTATACGGATTATAGAACTTCGACCAGCCTTCTTGGCCAAGCGAGTGAGTTTTGTCGAACCAGAAGTCCGTAGTACACCCGGCAAACCCATTGGAATAGTACAATATACTGTTGCTCCACATAAATCCGCCCCACGCTGCCGCGTGCCAACCAATAGCAGGCTGACCAGCCGGGAGCGGATCAAATCGTGACGTGAACATTCCTGGCGGCAAGAAATTAAATCCCCATGCGGTTTCCTGTCCGCCACCGACTGGGCCAGTAGGAATACCAGTCGTAATTCTACCTGTGAATGCTGAGGACGCCACCGGACTCATGTTAACTCGATGCCCATTAATATAGACTCCAAATCCATGCTTGGTGAAAATGTCCGCCGCTGCCCAAAACACATACAAATTTTGCCACTGGTTCCAGAGTATCTGTTCCTTCTTGTCGGATATGAAATATACATAGAACGTATTCGTCCACGGAGTTATCCAATGTCCATAAGGACTTCCATAAGGCATTGGCGGCTCCCAACCACCAAACTGTGCATAGAAAGCAAACGCGACAAATATCTCCCCAGTCCCGTAGAACCCAATCATAAACGGCGGTGCCGACCCGGTTCCACTGGCATAAATCGACTGTCCAGTCCAATGCTCGTCGTTCCAACCGAACAGTGAATTCTCATGATCGTCAACCCACCACGTTCCCCTCCACCACAAAGCGCCCGGATACTGACAAGAGAACAACGAACTGAAGAAATATTCCTTGTTCTCGTTGTGATGTTCATTGAACAAATCCAACGGACCGTATGGGAACGTCTCGGACGTATATCCCGGCGGAATTCCAAGCGGTGGCATCCCCTGACGAGTCGGTTTAATCCAGACTGACATACAACCATCGGGCCAGTCTTCATTCATCTGAGGTGTGCCGTCCATTACGCCGTAGTCGTGTATTCCGCCCCACATCTCATAACCGAATGGAACAGTCGACGTATCCGGCGGAATATACCCATTTGCTGTCCGACGCATATCCCATTCATACCCACCCATACCACCGTACCAGAGATTAATTGGTGTGTTAGCGACATAGTCTTGTCGATAAATCGGATGGACCATGCCCTTCGGCATCTCCTCGGCTTCAATCATTAAGTCACCATTGTCGTCCTCTTCAATGGACAATATACGGAACAGTTCGTGACTCAAATAGCGATCAGCATTGTCCATCTGAACATTCGTAGAGCTTTGCGCTCCGGAGATCGAAATAACGTCCATTGGCTCAAGCAGGCTAAACTGGTATCCGAGTTTAAATTTGGCCTTGTTCCGAACATACTGCGTCCGTTGAAGTATCGTCTGCGCTGAGAAGTTCGCCGCATTTTCAGACGCAAACTGGCGACCCTGAAGATTATCCCCAATTCGAAGGCCAAAGGCTTCGATCGACGACTGATCGAAGACCGACATAATCGTCGAATTATAATGATTATCCCGGTCGAGATATTCCATTCCGAACCAATTTGGCGACTCCGCTGGCGACGTTCGCGTCAACATAATTGGATCAGCAACATCAATCAAAAACTCATCGACCCGACTCTCGCGGAGAATATTATCCTCGTTAATGTTATAAACCGGTGTAACGTTCGGGTTCCAGTTACCGACTGGGCCATCAGCATACGGAACGATTTTTAACAGGTCGCCGGACCAAACAACAGCGGCACTCAAATTCCGCAACATCCCGCCGAGCCATTCCAGAGCCGTTTGCTGACCATCAAGACTAACCGAAATGCCCATCCCAGCGTTCTTACAATAGTTCGAAAAATCATCAAGACCGTCGACGAACTCTTCTGGAAACAACGCCCCACGCTGGGGATCGGACAAAAAGTGCTTAACCACCTGTGCCGGGTCAGCATCGTAGTTCCCAAGCGTATTGGCAAGATAGCCTGTGACTTCGAAGCTCAAATTCGGCATCACGGGACTCGGCCCGAGGTCAATCGGTGTGGCAGTTACGTGACACGTCCCGGAGTATCCGATAACCGCTCCCATATGATATGCCGTCGGATCAGGCGGCTGACCATTCTCCCCAGTGTATAGGTGAAGTCCGAGATCTTGAAAATGCGCCTCCTCGGCCGATGCCCAAACTCGGGCACTAGGAGCAATCAGGACTGGTCCCTCGCAAATCCCCAAGTCGACATCGAGTGTAAAGTCCGGAGCGTCCTTCTTCCCACCTTTCTTTCCGCCTCCACCGCCTTTAGCAGTCTGTGACGTTCCACCAATCGGGAGCGGCCCGACACCTTTACCTTTTTTACCGCCCCCAGGCCCACGGTATCCACCAAACGCCAACAAATTCATTTGCTGCCGAACGGTCCCATAGATCATCGGAATTACGGCACCGACTTGACTCGTATTATACCGCAGAGCGTTCTGTGCCTGTCGTTGCCAGGCATTCGTCTGAAGAAACGAATAATGCGGACGGAACAGACCACTCATCAGCCAGTCCCCGTTGGCGCAGCCGCACCCTGTTGGATGTGTTCGCCTTCGACCGCTAAGTCGCCGTTATCATCCTCTTCGATCGACGTAATTCTCATGGCCTGATTAGTCAAGTAAACGTCTCCAAATCGCCCAGTCAACAAGACAATGTCCATCGGTTCAAGTAGACTGTATTTCCAACCAAGCTTGAATTTAAACGGTGTGTTGCGGATATATTGGAGTCGCTGAAGCCAGAGTTGTGCCGCAATACCAGCCGGTGTGACGTCGGCAAATTGCTTACCCTGCATATTATCGCCAGTTCTGAGTCCATAAGCGTCGATTGAGCTTTGGTCGAACTTAGCCAACACAGTTGAGTTGTAATTGTTTCCACGATCGAGATACTCCATCGAAACCCAATTCGACGCGTCGACTGGATTAACCCGAGTCACTAGAACTGGATCTGCCCGGTCAAGTTCCGGTTCACCTTCGAGTTTGTTATCGGACAAGAAATCGTCGTCGGTCAGAATATACTGTGCCGTCATATCGGGCACCCAACTACCGACTTGAACATCACCATACGGAATAAAATGCAGCTGGTCACCGGACCATACGATCGCCGTATTCAAAATCCGAATAAACGAGCCGAGCCATTCGAGTCCGGTCTGTTGGGCATCAAGACTCACCGAAATTCCAAACCCAACCTGATCACAGTAGTCATGGAAGTTACTTAAATTCGCCAAACACCGGCTCGGGAACCCAGCGCCCCTCTGAGGGTCGGTTAGAAAATGTTCAACCACCAATGCAGGATTAGCATCAGCAGAACCAAGAGTTCCAGCAAAGTAACCAGTAACTTCGAAACTAATGTTCGGGATAACCGGACTCGCACCCAAGTCCATTGGCGCCGCAACGACATGAGCTGTTCCGGAATAATGGATCGGCTCCGCTCCAAGTGCGGCATAGATCGGGTCGGCTGCCTGACCATTCGCTCCAAGATACGCAACGAGCGGCAACTGACCAAAGGTCGTGACTTCTGCCGAGGCCCAAACCTTGTTCGACGAACTCCCACCAATCGGCCCTTCACAGACGCCAAAATCGACATCAATACTAAAATCGGGCGGCCCTTTCTTACCGCCTTTTTTACCGCCGCCGCCACCCTTGGCCGTCTGGGAAGTTCCACCAATAGGAAGTGGTCCAACGCCTTTGCCTTTCTTTCCACCTCCCGGACCCCGGTATCCACCGAATGCAATCAAGTTAACGGCCTGACGAACCGTTCCATATATCATCGGAACCACAGACCCAACCTGAGACGTATTATATCTGAGCGCATTTAGTGACTGTTTTTGCCACGCTTGCGTCTGGAGAAAGCTGTAGTGCGGGCGAAACAGGTCCATAGTTTACTCCAAAAATGCTTTCGGTCGGAAGTACCGTCGGTTGAGTGCCCGCAACCAACCGTTGTCGGCCATCGCCTTCGTGACCCGTTTCTGGGCAAACGCTGCGTGGATTATCCACGGATAGTCGACTATAATCCCACCGTGACTAAAAACCTTGGCGTCTTTCATCTTAAACAACACGATATCCGCCGGCATCAAATTGTAGTTGCTGATCTCAACACAATGCTCAAGCAATATCCCCGCGTACCATTCAAGATCGTTATGTCGATGAAAGTCTGGTGGATAATATCCCGGATCGACGTGCGGCATACACCCACAATTCTCATAGACCGCCAACAACAATTGCCCACAATCGACTCCAGCACCCTTAACTCGGGCCATGTGATGGAACCTCGTCCCAACCCACGACTCAGCCTCGGCCAAGACCCTCTGGCGGAGTTCATCTGCAGTCGGCTTATCCGATGGTGTCTCACCGATATTCGCATCGACTTTAAGCTGTGGATGCACAGCTGGACCATGAGTTTCTGTCATACTGCTGTCTCCGGTGGCGGAATATACGGAAATCCTCCGAAACGATTAGCATTGTTAAAATCGTTGCACCGAGCCTGAGTATGGTTACAACCTGGCAACAAGTCAAATGTGTCGGCTTCCGGAATAACCGGAAATATAAACGGCTTCAAGAAATAGATCGTACCTCCGGTCACCATTCCCGCCGTCCGCATATATCCGTTGTTCTGACCCGAGGTCATTATAATTGTTCCGTTGTCATAAATATCTGCTGGAGAGGGAGTCCATGCTCCGGTGTCATAGATAAGATGGTTCTGGTCGCTTCCGGTCTTAGCCGTAAGACTGACTCGTCCAATTCCGGTACTGGTCCCGTCAGCGTTATTGCCGTTGACCCGGTCGTAATCGCAGCCAGGAGCACCAAAGACCCAACCGCATGATGCTTGATAGAGTCTTCGGGGCATTTGTATAGTAAGCAAGTCCAACAGTGATTTAACCTTAATCGTAATTCGGGTGCGCCCAATCGTAATATCGCTAAGTCTCCCATAGAACCAAGTCGTCGATCCAATGCATTCGCCAAGGGTTCTTTGATCGCCAGGAAACGTCCTGAAGAAAACCCGGTCGAGCTTGCAGTAACCTCCATCAAATAAGCCATGAAAAATGGCCTCCTGCCAAGTCATGGACGCGGTGTTACCAAGCTGGATGTAGTCGTCACCACCAACCAGCATATCGACTTCCATCTCGTCGATCTGCGGACCGATTTGGGACTTGATCTTCGACCGCGAGAACCGAGGCCCATAATCATAATACCGGTTAAACGAGATCCAATCGTCGCCCTGAATGCCGTCGCCAACTGCATCGTTTGACATCGCGACAACGAGTGTGTCGGTATTGAAGTCGACGACATACGTATCCGGTGGAATACTATCGGGATGCGTCAGGTTCGTTATCAACTGGCCGTTCTGTATCCACCGACTCATCGGAGCCGAGAGACTATCAACGGCAATTCCGAGCGAATTGCTACCAGCCGGGGTTCCCGTTGCAATAACACGCCCAGCGGGCACCTCTGCGAGCACAGGAACACCCAAATTCGAAAACCAAAACGTTTCCCCAGTAATCATACTAAACGTATATAAGTCTCCAATAATCATATTCGTTGTAACGTCCCAACGATCCAAAAGCTGCTTGAGCGTTGTCGTACACATCCGCATAACAAATCCCCCTTTAGAACATAACCGACGTTAGTTCGAGTTTCTTAATCGACCACAGCTGATACATGAACTCCTCTGCTTCAAGTGAGTCGGACTTAAACCTAACTCTCTGATCGTAGCGCATACCGATCTGGACTGAGGTACCGTTCGGTATCGCCGACGAAAACACCAGGAGACCGTTGTAGTCGTCGATCGTATATGAAGTCCCCGGAAGAACCCATCGAACAAGGTTCGGAATAACCGGTGAACCTTGATGTCCAACGATCCGAAAGACCTTAGTCGTACCGTCACCAACGCCGAGCCCGACTCCCGAGCCGCCACCTGATGGAGTCGTTAAGCCAAGCGGGCTCGTATCGTTGTCCGTTGGATCGTTCCACAAGAATGGCATATGAGCCCCGTGGACGGAATTAAAGAACTGAACAATATTATCAAGTTCGTACATTGGCGAATAGCCAATGGTAAAGGCCGGACCATGACCGTAACCCGTCGTATCCCGTAAGTCCCATCCGTCGCGAAGAACTTGCCAAGTCAGCGAATAGTCCCAAATCGGATAGGCGAAATCTGCGACCCGGACTTCCCTCCCACTTGTCGACCGTTGCATTCTCGTCGCCCAATGAGCGGTCTTAATCAGGCTCCATGCTAACGTCGGTCCGGCCGAAAACCCGGCCATCGACGTCGTAGCCGGGACCAATGGGAACATCGGACTGGCCATAATTTAGCTCCGTGGTACGTTGCCACTATAGGAACGATAACTTCTCGCATAGGCTCGGGCGATCGTGTCAGCATTGTTCATCAAGAACTGGGCGCCACTCCGGGCGTCGATAGTATTAATGTGGAAATTGACTGTATGTCCGCCCATTCCGCCTTCCATGTTATTGTTCGCCGCGTTCTGGACGAGTTGGCTAATATGCGAGGGAAGCACCATCTCATTCGGATGGAGTATTGACAACATACCACCGCCCTGAAGTCTCGGCGTTATCATACCGCCGGCAGCGGACGGTATAATCCCGCCTCCATTCAGACCAAACAAACCTAACAGACCCATTCCACCACTGAAGATGCTGCCAATTCCAGAGAACATCGACCCGATCGTCTTTGGAATACTCATAACCGAGCTAATCGTACTCGTAACCGTCTTGAGCATATTCAAGCCCTGGGCGAACGGGGACATTTGGGCCGTGGCTCCAGTCGTAGCACCGGACAATGCCCCCATATCCTTCGCCAGATTGCCAACTCCGTCGGTCAGTTTATTCAATCCAGAGAACAAACTTTTCTGTGAGTCGGCGCTCGTATCGGCAGTGGTTGGTTTACCAGACGAAGAGACTGCTAGCGGCGACAGATCTGATACCGTCTGAGGAGTCTCGGTCCCAAGCCCACTAGTCCCAAACTGAATCGTATTGTCACTAGCTAACTTACCTGCATACAAAGCGTCTTGTTGCTGTTTCTTCTTGTCGTCGTCGCCACCAAACAGGAAACTGAGTCCAGCAATCGCACCAATACCACCCAGAAGATATAATAACCAACCCATCTTACCAAGGCCCTTCTGGACTGGAACCATCGCAACCTTCTGGAAGCCGCGACTTTCCGTTCCAATTTGATCGTACATGCCGCCTTGACTGGATGGCAAACCACCCATAACGTCTGCTGGTACGATCATCTCCCCCGGATGGACAATATGAAGCATTCCACCCATATTGTCGTTAACTGCTGGCCCACTCGACCAACGTCCGCCAGCCAATAGCATCCGCTTGACGCTCATCGGCATAGAAGTCGGATAATAGCCGCCCGCAGAGTGTGGAACCGGCGTATATGAACCACTCGGCGAACTCGTTCCACCAGAGATAACACGAACATCTAGCGGAATCGACTGAACAACATTAACCTCGGAGCGGCCACCGGCTGAAGTCGGTAATGCACCCGGCTGCTGTGGAGTCGCTGTTGCAGCACCACCAACATGGCTAACGTCAACCTTCAGCGGCTGAACGTGCCACGGTTCATACGACATCGGCCGTCCGATGCCATATTCGCCCGCATGAGCAGCAAGCCATGCGTCGGCACGAGATCCAGCCTGAACCAAATGACCAGATGCGTCTCTAAGGTCTGCTGCTAGCCCATACTCGTGCATCGACGTACCGGGTCGAGCAACATGCTTTGCTGCCTCAGACTCCGATCCGTATTTCTTAACCGCCTCAGCAAACAATTTGGTCTGAGTCTCGAAGTCTCTAAACGAA